CCTTCAGGCGTGACATAAAATCTTTTCTTATTGATATTTACAGTCTGTAGGTTTGGTATTTCTACCGTAGTCACATGATTAAACATAATATACCCTTTTAATTATATAAGTTCTTTTGCAGAAGCAGTTGTTTCTTCAACTCTTCTTGTCCACCCTCTACCAAATGTATCGAATGTCGATAGTTCTTCGTAATATGATTGTCTAGCAGATTGATAGTTTTCAATAGATGTTTCTAATCCAACTTCTTCAACATAACTTTCTACTGCTTTTAAAGTGTTTGGGCCAATACCACCATCGACCGTGGTTCCAATCATCCTCTGTAGAAACTTTGCAGCTCTACCAGGTCCAGCATTAACACCAAAGTCAAAGACACAAAGGTCTAATCCATTTGGAAGGTCGTCACATTTACATTTATCCCAATAATTTTTTTTGTAAATAGGGTTAACATCTTCAACTAGTAAGTCTTTCATGTCTTTCTCTCCACCCCATTCTTCATACACTCTTTTAGTCACACCAAGATTTGTTTCCCCACCTGGGTCTTTTGGATGATTTACATATCCACCTTCGTGATGTAATATTTTTTCTAAACTTGATTCCCAATTGTTAATCATACTTCCACTCCTAAACCTAATTTGGTTTTTTCTATTAAATATTCTCTTACTAATCCACTTCTTACAATATCACCTATTGTAAATTCTGTGGTAGTAAATGTTTTCATGTTTTCTAATATTCTCATAAAGTCATGTAGACCATTTCTTTCATTTGTATCAACTAAATCTGATTGAAAGAAATCACCTGCAAAATGAATTTTTGTGTCTGCACCTATTCTAGTGATTACAGTATCCAATTCATGAAAATTCATATTTTGACATTCATCTACTATAACAATAGCATTGTCAAATGTTAGTCCTCTTAAAAATGATGTACTAGCAAACTGAATAGCACCTTGCGTTTTTAATCTATCGAATAACATTCTAAACGCATCATCATTTGGTTGTTTAAACATGTATTGTACCATGTTCTTATAATTTGTTTCAAACTGTTCAATGTTAGTATTATCAGATGCATTTTCTCTTGTTGGTGTAAATGCTCTAACAATAATAACTCTACTAGGTTTTTTATCTGTATTTAAAACTTCTTTAAGAGCATTGTATAATAAGACAAAAGTTTTACCTGTTCCAGCTGCACCAAATACAAATTGATTAACACCTTTTTTGTAGGAGTCAAAAACTTCTTTTTGATTATCTCCAATAGGTTTGATCTCAACCATGTCAGATAATTTAATTAAATCTAGATCACTACTCATTTAAATTCTCTTTATCATTTCCAAAATGTTTTTCCATACATGCCATTAAATCTTCGTACTCTGCAACTATCTTCATTTCTTTTTCTATTGTCTCTATAATATCAGCATGTTCACCAATACCTACAGGTTTTTCTAACATAACATTTACATTCGCCACATGTTTGTCTATATGACCTTGGGCGTGTGACATGAATGCTTTATATAATATATCTTTTGTGTTCATTTGTCAAAGTCCTTTGTTATTTTCCCTTTATTTATGCCTTCTTTAATTACATATTTTTGTGTACCATTAGCACCAATCTCAACTTCTTTTCTTAGTGAACGAGAAAGACTCATAGTTTTGGCTTCTTTCTCTTTTGCTTTTTGAAAGTCTGTTAGTTGTCTGTGTCTGTCTCTAGTCATAGTGTATTATTTATTATTCCTTTTTTCGCCAGATTGTTTAATGATACCATGTTTACGCAATACTTCGTGTGTTTTAATATCTTTAGTAGATTTATTTCCATAGTTATCTGCTAACGCAGAGGTAGGATGTGCTTCTGCAATCCTTGATAAATTTTCTTTAAATCCACCATCTACTTTAGGGCCAACACCACCTATATGATCTCCAACAAGAGCAGGTGCAGATACCTTTTGTTGAAAATCAGTATTCTTTTTTAAAAATTCTTCAAGTTCATCCCAAGTACAAAATTCTTCGTACTCGTCACCTGTATTTTTATTAACCAAAGTATATGTTGGCATTACTTCTCTTCTTTAAAAATTGGTAAAGTATATTGTTTTACCTTAACTCTTTTAGGGTCAACAACAATCTTTGGTGCATCTTTATATCCTACACTTACAGAATTTTCTAATGCCTTTACAGTTCCGTCAGCAAGTCTTATAATATTTGCGTTTCGATCTTCTTCTTTTTGTGTCATCTTAATCAATCTGTACCTCCTACTTTAAAAAAATGCGAGGGGTGTTTTGTTCCGTAAAACCAATGTTTTTTTCCCACCCTTTTTTTTCTTTTCTTCAGAGTTTTCTTTTTTTTCTTTTTGAACAGATTTTTTAAATATTCTATCATAATTATCCTTATACAGTTTAGTCGTTATTCTAGATTTACCGTCCCATTTTGATTTCATTATCCTACTATAATAAAACTTTTTTAGTCTTTTGTCAAGAGATTTTTTTCCATTTCTCTAACTTTTAATATCATTCTTGTTGTTCTTTTATCATAATCTTGAGTTTCAGAAAACTTATCTAGTGTTTTAATTAGTCTTATTGCATCTAGACTTTGATTTTTATCTAACATAACCTTTCTTAGTTTTCTAAAATCTTCATATGCTGGATGTTCATTTAACAATCTAACATATTCTCTTACAGATGAACATTTAGTTTTAAACTTTCTAACTCCCCAACCTGGCCAATCTTCTATACCCTCTGGTAATAAGTGTGATACTTCAGATGAAAAAGTTCTAATACCAAAAAGATTATTTGCCTTTTTTGCAAATCTTGATTTGCCCCAACCAGTCTCTAAAACTGCTTGTCCAATAATCATTTCATATGGTACTCTTTGATCATATGTAATTGTCATATTTAAAAAGTCAATGCATTTATGCATCGCTTGAACAAATTGTACATTGTTAGTATATTCAAAAGCAGGTTCATTTAAACCTAATACTTTTATTTTTTGTATTATTTCTAAATCGTATTCTTGTTTAATATCTCTTTCAATACTTGAGTTTGGGTGGAATGTTCCATATACAAAAGATGCAACTACAATTGCCATACCTGCAAATAAACATTTAGTCCAAAACCAACTTTTATGTATCCATTTATCCCAGCTCATATTATCCTTGTAAGTACCATTCTGGCGTTGGCCTCGCTTTCCATGTCGCAAAACTTTTTTTCTCATTGATATAGTATTTATGATATGCTTGAATAACATTATCACCTTTGCAATAGTCTGGCATACACTGAGGTAGTTCAGTTATAGGACCCTCTGGTATATTCATAGGTGCTCTTTGTAAAAACAACGAGGGTTTACTTGCACCATGTATTTTTCCGTATCTATGTTTAAATTCTGCAAGAGTAGCCATGTATAAAAAGAATAGTTTGTAATAATTACCTGATGTTTGTCTTAACCATATACCATCTGGGTGTTTTACATGTGACGCTTTATATAAAAAATTTTCTCTATCATCATCTAATCGCCATCGTTTTGCTTTACGACCTGTCTTAGTTGTACCAATATATTCAGTTCCGTCAAGAACCCTATGGGCAGTACTCAATAATTGAGCATATTCAATAGGCATTTTAACAATATGTTTGTCACAATGCATTTCTGCACAAATTGCTGGGTCTTTGTTTAATTCAAATATGTTCATGATTCTATAATAACCTACTTTACGTCTATTGTCAATATCTTTTTTTTCCTTGTTTTTAAATACTTTTTCCACTTCTTATTAATTGTCTCTTGTTTTCTGTATGCTTGTCTTTCCCAAGGTTGTTTATAATAATCAAAGTTTTCATATTGATACCCACGCCACCAAACTTTAGTACCTTTTTTATTTAAATCTTTTAGTATACCTTTTGCGTATTGTTCTACATGTGTCAATTCGTGAAATACTAATGTCGTAAAATCATCACCTTTTAATTCTTTGTTAAGTTCCATTTCAAAATGTTGTCTACCTTCATTTCCCTTTTCTACAAATCCATGACAATCAGATAATTCTGATTCAGGTCTTAACCAAATCTCAATGTCTAGTGATCTATGTCTTGGTAGATAATTATCTATGTACCAAAAACACATTTCATAAACGTCTGATCTTTGTTTTTTATTACCACCGTCAACACCGACAATATTACCTGTAAATTTTTTATCCATTTTTTAAATCTTCTTTATCTACGAGTTGATAATTTCCCTTATTATATGCTATACTTATCGCCTTGCCTTCTGGTAAATCTAACTTAGGTAATACTTTTTTGGGTGATGTATATGTAATTTTGTCAGATGTAGGAATTAAACATCTATCAGATGAGTAATCTGGCATATCATAACCAGAAAAACTATTTGTAATAATACCTGTGTCTATATCAATATTGACACCTAAAGATTTAATATACTTGTAATGTTTTTTTAATTGTGACATAGTTCCCTTAGAAAAAAAGAGGGGCGTATCCGAATGGTCGCCCCCCTAAAGTACCCACTTTTCACTTCAACCTCATAATATAGTGTGGGCATGGGTTATGCATTTTGATGATGAGGTTGAGAGGTCGCATAACCCAATTCATAAATTCTAGTTATCTTCTTGTAATGTTAATGCACCAAATGCTGAAGTCAATCCTAAACCAAGACAGATAAAAAATGCTGTCCAATTTTCTTGACCCATACAATGACCACTGCAATCTTCTATAAATCCAACTGCACCGATCAACATCAATATAGTAAATCCTGTTAAAAATGTTTTCATATTAACCTCTCTATTTTAAATATAAAGGACCTGTCCATTGAATGTGGTATCCACCTTCTAAAACATTTCCTCTTGCTTGATTTAACGCAGGTTTATTATAACCCGCCGCTTTAAATATATCACCCTTTTTAAATTTAGGGTTATTGATATTAACAAAAGCAAATACGCCTCTGTCTCTTACAATCTTGATATACTTTTGTCCAGCTTTTACTTTGATCTTGTCATCCCAAGTATCAACTTGTTCTTTTGAATAACCTGATAACTCTTTGCCACCCATAGTAGACCATTTAATATAGTCTTCTTTGGCACCGTTCATCATGTTATCAACACCTCTGAATAGTGTATCTGCTGTTTTTTCTACTTTGTACATATTAACCTCTCCTTTGTTATATAGCTAGAATATCAAGCATATGATATAAAGTCAAGGGTTAATTTGGCATTTATTCAAAAAATGCACTCTGAAAATGTGTTGATTTTCCTACGTTTCCTGTAAGTTGTATGTTCCAACTTATCGATGTTCTACTTTTGTTCCCTTTTAATACAGGAACCCAATGAGAAATCCAACTAGGAAATAGATAGATTCGATTCGTTTTTGATTTGTATTCTAGAACATTTGCATTATCTAGATTCGGTGTAGATGTAGGAACAATGACATTTGCTTGTACTCTAGGGTCTGAGAAACAAATACCAGAAGTGTCCTCTGCATCTGTATAAAACACACCACTGTAAAAATTATTAGAATGTGTGTGTGGTGCGTGATACTCGCCAGGTTTTAATACATTTGCCCACATGTCTGTAATTTTAATATCATCGAATTGATAACCTAGTTTTCCACGAATCAATTCTTTATTTACATCTATGATATATTCTGCAAAATTTTTAAAATTGCTTTCGTTATGTAGATTAGGTCTAGATTGCCAATTAGGAATATGTTGTTCATATCCTAGTTCAATTATTTTACTTAATTCTTTTACATATGGATAGAAATCATCCATTTGAAAAATATGTGTAGGGAATATTCTTTGATGATTTAATTTTCTCATTACATTATCCAAGTCATGCATGTGTAGCGATCACCTTTGGTGACTTTAGCAACTTCATGATCAAACATGAAATTACTAGGAAAGACAATTACACTACCTTGTGAAAGTTTATATTTGTATTGTTGATCACACATAAGAAACTCACCACCTTCGTATGTGTCGTTTAAGAATACTAATGATGTAAGATGAGGATAACCAAGTTTTTGTCCATGACTTTTGTAAATATTGTCAGTATGGTTTCTCATAAATCCATTTACACCATAATGATTTAATCTAAATCCTGTATATGCTACTGGTGTAATTCTAGGATATTCTTTTATGTATGAATGAACACACTCTTGAAAAGTTTTATCTAATGCGTTATGATATTTTTTACCTGGTCTTATCCAATGCTCTCTCATACTAACACTAGACGAACCAGTGTTTTTTGTATTAGAGGAAAAAGTTGAATCTTTCCAAATACCATTTTCTTTATAATGAACGATTAGATCATTACAAATGGTTTTGTCTAACTTAGACTCATATACTTTAATATAGTTTCCGAGAACCAATTTATCACCTATGCGTCTTTTCTATTATACTGTTCGTTCCAATTAAAAGCTTCTTTAACTAAATCTTTTGACAGACCTTTATATACTTGATGCAATTTTTTATCTTTTGCATTTACAAGTAGTCTTGCTTCTGATTCATGTAAACCTTCTAACATCTGTACAAACATAAGTTCTTTTTTGTACTGAGGTGTATCTGCATCGCCACCTTTAACGAAACGATATAGTTTTCTAGATTCAGAATGAAGTCTTGTATGATCAGTTCCTGCTGGAACATCATTTGCCTTAAATGGTACTTCACCTTGTGGTAATATCCATTCGATTTTTGGGTCGAATGAAGACTTGATTACCATTCTTAATGGTGCAGAATCATTTGTTCTCAAAACTTTTAGTTTATCTGCTTTTGTTTTTGCTTTATGCACTTTATCTAACACTTCAGATATTAACAATGTATTAGAGCTATTACCTGCTGTATTAAATATATTTCTTCCTGTTGCCATTTTAAAAGTCTCCTATACTTTCTGTGAGTATCTTCAATCTACTATTGATAAAGAAACTCAATATTTTACTTCGATCTCCACATGGAGCTTCGTGAAATATTTTTAATATGTTTTCTGAAAGTTCAACAGGGATATTATCCAAGTCTATAAGAGTTTTATTACGTTCATAATTTCTCATAACTTCTTGCGTTGCTGTTGTGCCTTCAAACTCACCGTCTTTCCACGCTTCGATCTTTTTTTTACTTAGGGGTCTTTGTCTTAAACCTTCTACAAATACATTATCATTTGACAACACATTAGGAATACCGTCAGACGAGTCCCCTTTCAATATATGTACTTTTATATAGTCGATTGGGTCTTTACCATTTACTATTTTCTTTAGTATCGGACTATATTGTCGTACTTGCTTATATTTATGCAATTGTATGAAGTCTTTATCGCCACTGACAATCATCATTTTTTCATCGATGTTTTTTGCCAATACTGCAATAATATCATCTGCCTCTGCACCTTGCACTTCAAGATGTTTATATGGTAGATAATCTTTTAGTTCTTGTTTGATTTTATTCAAACATTCAAAAATTTGTTCCCAATTATTACTGTCACTATCTCTTGCCTTTTTACGATTCTTTTTGTAATAGGGATAAAAATCTCTACGCCAATAATGTTTACTATCATATGCCAATATAATTTCGCCATACTCTTCTTTAAATTGTGATCTATACATTCTAATAGAATTTAAAATCATATGTCTTACTTTATTTGTTTCAACTATCTTTGTTTTTTCCATAGATAATTGCATCATTAAACTAGCAAGACTAATTTGATTCATATCAAGAATAATCATTTTTAAAACTCCAATCCTATTACTACACCTTTATTGCCACCAGACTCTACAGCAGGTGTTATAAACACATTATCTTTTTTATATCTTATCATAGGTATAATATCACTATGAGAATATCCTGTGACTAAACCAAGTTCCCACCCACTTTGTTCAACACCAATATATGTAGATATATTATCTTCACTATTATAATACACACCTGATATTAAACTGTCTTGTTGACACCTTGCGTGTGGGTGTATGTTATTATAATCACCCTCTAACCCTACATGCATAGATATTGCTAACATTAAAGATAAACAACTCATTTTTTATTTTCTAACTCTTTTACTCGTTTTTCTAATTGTACAATAATCTCTTTTAATTTTACTTCTTGTACTTTTAAACCTTCGATCATTCCAGCTTTGATTTTATTTAAATCAACTAACGCTTTTAATTCTCTTTTTCTTTTGTGTGATCTTTGAAAGTAATCAATTAATTCAACAGTAATTCTTTCTTCAAACGCCTGTTGTGGTTGTCCTAAACCTTCTTGTTTTGCTTGTTCTTTAAACTTCTCTTCTTGATCTAATCGATTTAGATCATTGATAACTTCTTGAGTTAATTGATTTTCATCTAACCAAGGCCCTTTGATAATTTTAGGGTCTTTAGGACCTTGATTGTCATTATCGTTTGACATTAGTACCCTAACTGATTTCTTATGTCTTTTCTTTTCTTTAACCATCTAGCACGACCTGCTTTTCTTTTCTCTCTTTTGATCTCTGATGGTTTCCTGTAATGAGACTTGTTTTTGATTTCGTCTAAAAGACCGTCATCTTTGATTATACGTTTAAGTTTTCTTAATGCTTTTTGTATATCATTGTCCCTAACAATAACAGTAAGTCCTTGTGGTTTTGGTTCAAACTTTTTCTTTACAAAAGGTTTGCTATCCCTATTTTTATGAAAGGGTTTCTTATATTTGTGTGTGCGATTGTACGCCATTTAGCCTCCAATTAGCTTAAGTTTAAAAAAAAGTGTCCTAGTATCTCAAAACAAAGAGACCAGTTCACTTGTATTATCAACATTCCAATAATAATATAGAAAATTGCTTTTAACATATTTACATAATACACACATAACGGGTATATGTCAAGGGTTAATTTTACTTGATTTTACTGCTTTTTAGGGGGTACAATCATATAGGGACATGTCTTCGGCAGGGCCTAGCGGCGATGCTAGCGTGTCGTAATTAGAACATTTTAGTGATTTATAGGATATTACTCGATTACTGGCTTAGGTAGGGGTAGTATATAATCTGGTGGTGGCATTTTAAGATTGTTCTTTTTGTCACTATTATAGATGTCAGCATCTGGGTTTTCATCAATATATTTCTTCTTCATTTCATCCCACATAGGTTTATCATCTTTTACTCTTTCAGGTCTTGCTCTTAAACCTTTACAATGTTTTTCTACTGTTGCAAATTGAGGGGGAAGAGGTCTGTCTGCATATCTTTGACAAACTTTTAATAGTTCTAGTTCTTGTCTTAAATTTTCATTCTCTAATAAGATAGCATTTTGTTCATCACACATTTGTTTACTAACACCAAGATACTTTCTGAAAGTTAACGATAGTCTATTATTTTCTGATTCATAATCACTATCGCCATAAACATAATCAGTATCACCTCTATCCGTTTCTATACGAACATCCACATCACCATATCTACAATTATTTGAATATGAATTTAGATATTCATTTCTTGCTTCTGCTGGCTTCATAAAGATTGCCATAAGTGTCAGCAAGACGAGAAGTATAAAAGTGAACCTTAAGTCCATCCTTAGGTACTCCATTTTAATTACCGTTTACATCACGGTTTAAGTCTTTGATGTCCCACGCTTGGTCTCTGACTTTTTCTGCAAGTTCTCTATATAGATTTTCTGCCATATCCCAAGTACCCTCTGCTCTAGATAGTCTTTGTTTCAAATCTGTATTTGAATCTTTAACTACTTGTATGTCTCTTGTTAAATCTACAATTTGTTGCTGATTAGTGTTAATAGTATCTGTAAGATTAACGATATACTTAACACCAGTAAATGTTCCAACCAATATGGATGCAACAACTGGCACTATTACAAAATTCTTTTTTAATAAATCTGCAATTTGCATTACTTCCTTTTGTGAAAATTATACGGATTTAAATCGTCTGATAATTTATCAGCAATACGATATGCTCCGAACACTCCAACTGTTAACATTAATAGCCAAATCATATTATTTCCTCATGTTTGCTAATGGATTTTCTAACGCTTTTTGAATACGGTTTTCAACCGACTCTTCAAGCTCTTTAAAGTCTTTTTGATTTTCTCTAGCATCTTCTTTTACCCTTTGTTCTACATCTTCGACAATTGTTTCAATTCTTCTAACATCTTGTCTAAGATCGTTTTTAAGTTCTTTTGCCACATCTGCGACAATTGTGACTTCATCTAAAACCATATCTAATTCAGACTCCATGACCTCTAGTCTTTTATCAATACCTGATAAATCAGGTGCAGTGTAATTTTGAATCTGTTCTTTCATATCTAGATAATCTTTGTAGAAGACAAAGCCTCCCCAAAGAGCACCTATGATTGACCCGAGCAAAGGTATTATAAGAAGCATCTTACTTCCCTTTACTTTTACACCTGCAAATTCTAATGCTGTTTCTTGTTTTGCCATATCAACCTCAGTCCTATTTATAATTATTGATACTGTAAATCCACTAAATCATTCATTAAAACATCTGACCCACCAAACATATAATATTGTCCTATATTATTTGTAGGTATATATGCGTCAAGTAATCCATTATCTAAGTAAAATTCTATATCTTGCAATTGCATTTCTTGATATGCACTAAACCCTTTTGTATCTGATAGAGCAATCATCAATGCTAGTTTTGTATTATCTAATGCGATTGTATCATTCGCACTTATTATTTTTGCAAGTATTTTTTGTGCTACTTTTTGTTTTGCTTTTGCAACAGCAGACTTTATTTTTTCCTTTTTACTCTCTTGTTTTTTTTCTTTTTCTTTATTTTCTTTATTTTCTTTTTGATCTGATTCCTGTTCATCTGATTCTTCTGGTTCTGATCTAGACTCTGGTTCAGATTGTTCCTCAGGTTCTGGTTCTGGTTCATTACTTTCTTCAGGTTCAGTAGTTTCTGGTTCTGGTTCTTGTTCTGGTTCCATTGATTCTGGTTCAGCACTCTCTGGTTCCATTGGTTCAGGTTCCATATTCTCTGGTTCCATTGATTCTGGCTCCATACTTTCTGGTTCCATTGACTCTGGTTCCATGCTTTCTGGTTCAGTTGCAGTATCAACTTCAACTTCAGGTTCTATAACTTCTACTTCTGGTTCTACTGTAATTTCTGGTTCTGGCATTGATAATTCTATCTCTGGCATTTCAATTTCTAATTCTGCCATTTGCATATCGATATTTGGCATTTCCATTTCCATAGAGGTATCAGGCATATCTAATATCTCAACAACATCTATTACTTCGATTGTTTCTACTTCCATTTCACCACCAAAATCTGATGTTATATTTACTTCTACGACACTATCTACTTCTACAACTTCTATTTCAAAAGTCATTGTTTCGTTTGTTGATGTATCAAATGATAGTTCAACTATATCTACTTCCATTTCTATTGGTTCAAAATCAAACTCGATTACTGGTTGTGGTGAGTAAACTGAATCAATTATATTTTCTTGAGTTTGTTTAATTGTAGTCATTACAGTGTAATTAATAATATTATTAATTTGTTGTACTAATTGTGAATATGTCACTTGAAGAAAAGCATCACTAAATCCTGGCCCATAAAATCCTGTATTATAACCTCTGTCTATTCCGTAAAATTCAAGTGATGCATTATCAAAAGTTTTATTAGTGACATCTTGATTAAATGCATAATCTTGAACACCTTGCCAATTCATATTTGTATAATTATGAACATAAGTATCTACAACACTATTACCATTTTTTAATGTTAGTGTGACTTTAAATTCATCTTTACAATCATTATTAGTTGCAGAGCATAAAGGGACAGTAGCATTTGATGAGTGAGAATATACTTTTGCACCATAGTCAAGTTCCGTCATGTTATTATAAGTTGACAGATCAAAATCTACAATTGCTGTACCACCGTTTTGAGATTGATTTCCTGTAGTTATTTCTACATCACTTCCCATACCATAACAATTATTTTTAGTACTACAATCATAAACATTTTGCATTGTAGCAGTGTCTTGTAATTCTGTTGTAAGTAAATTAGAGGTTTGTATTTCTTGTAATACTAAAGTTGTTGTTGATGTTGTACTTGCAACATTTTCAGTAATTACTTCTTGATAAAGATAAGTGTCTGTGTACTCTATGAAATCGCCAATAACTGTTGAAGTCGTATCGGTAATTGTTGATGTGACAATAACATTTGTGACTTCGCCTCCATTTGGACCTGTGTCGCCGACTTGGTATTGTTGATCGTATGCGTTAGAGTAAGAATAACAACAAGCCAAGAACGCCAAGGCCAGTAGCAGTTTCTTTAGCATTATCCCACTCCTCTTCTTGTTTTTCTAAATTATTTTCTTTTAACCATTTTTCATAATCAGGTCTTGCCTTTGGGTCATTTGCCCATGCTTCTGCTGCCTCTAAACCAATCTTACCTTTGTAAGGACATGGTGTTCCAGCCATTTCCATTGCATTGAACACTCTTGCATCTTGACAAAGCATTGAGACTGCAGCCACTTTCATGCCCATACCATACAATGCTTTAGATAGTTTCAGTCTTTCACAATTTAAGTCTCTTACTGTAGTTCCAGCGGCAATACCTAATACTTGAGTTTGTACTGCGGCAGACACGCCTGTTGAACACACATCTTGATTATTAACCATTACGTTAGGTGCTGATGCTGTGCCAGGTGTCTTATCGACTGTTGTTGTGCCTGTGACTGTCGATGATACTGTGTTCGTTTCTGCAAAAGCAACACTAATTGGTCCTAAAACCATGAACAACCAATACAACGATAGTATGGCAATAATTGACTTCTTGAACATTTGTAGTAAAATCCTCATATGATTATTGTCTTTACAGTTATTTATAAAACTTTGTAAAGTACACCGTCAATTAATTGACAATCATGTGAGGTAGTGTAGGATTGCCTCATCAAAGTCTGTATAATAGTTTCTACCTGTCTTTTTATTGTATTGTTCAGCGTATATACTATACTTGTCTTTGTGAGATTTCATGACATAATTAGGGGGTAAGAAGTTTATATTTCTACCTGCGACTTTATTGACACTCTCCCATATAAAGTTTTGCACACCATATCTAGGGACAGATACTTTTTTATTTTCATAGTAGTGTTTTTGATAGTATTCTGGTTCTTGAAAATACCAATGACCAATATATTTAAAATCGTGTGAGTTAAATTTTAGAAAACTATCATGTAAATTACAGTTATCATTTGTGTCATCTGTTTTCCAATGTCTGTCAATAGCAATTATTTGATTACGATTAACAGTATGATTAATCATGTGAGGAATTAATTCTTCTCTGTTCCATGTGACATCAATATCCATATAGATAGTTTGATCTGTTTCTTTTGCACCAATAAATGTTGGGTCAAAAAACTTCATCATGTTCCAATGAATGTGTTTTGCTTTATCTTCCTCTGATAATTCATATACATTAAATCTACCATCGATACCATGATGATCATCTGTATAACAATGTAGAGTAATATTATCTAACGGTTTAACTAGTTCATTTACACAATCAACTGTTGATCTTCCTTTTAACTCTTTACCAAATTTTAATAAACATAAGTGTATCATAGATATGTTTCACATCCACCCTCTCTCACCGTATCTAATGTTAGACAATGTAAACCTGCATCCCAAAAGTGTCTATGTCTAAATTTACAATAGATTGGTTCTATTCCATGTTGCCTTAATTTATCGTGTACCTCTTTTTGTTTGTTGAATGACAAAACAGTTTTTTCATCTATACTTAACATGTTAACTTCAAAGACTGACTCTTCCATAAATCCAACCCAATTTTTTAAATATGTGTCAACAAAATCTGTTAATGGTTTGTAATCCATTTTGCCATCTACATACCAAGCCATGTCTTGTTTTTTAGTATCTCTAAATTGATAATATTCTTTAGGATATAGTTGTTCAAAATTATTTGGATGTTCAATAATCAAACAATCCCAACCAGGCAATGAATCTTTAAAAAATTCTTTTTTCATCCATGGCGCAGCAACAACTAAACCAGGTTTTGGTAAATTCATACAACCATCATTATGTCCACCAACATCAACAATTTTAACTTTAAATTTATTATTACTGATTTTATTATACCATTCTGCAAATCCTGTTTTTTCTTTTTCATCAATAAGTATTGTATCACCTATTCTTGTTATATGTGGCGCACCAAAATTCCAAGTTTCCCATAAATATATTTTAAAATTAATTTCGTCATATTTCATATTCATATCAAAGTGTTCTTGAAAAGGAAACATTTCATTATCACTTTTAACTTTAAATGGTCCTAATTTACTATCAATGTTTTTCCACATATCATTAACTAATGACATATTAGTATTAAACATATCTAAAGGATGTTTACCATCTATTGGCATTTGTGGATTGTATTGAGTAGTAATAAGTAAATCATCACCCATAGTAATATATGAATCTCTAGGTGCCATAAGTGGTTTTGGTAATCCTAAAGGTGTTTTATACTCTTTTGATTTTTCTAAAAACTCTCCAAAAGTTTTGTAAGGATTTAAACCTAGACTATCTGCCCAACAATCATCTACTTGTATAACTTCAACACCTAAATCTTTTAACGTCTTTTTGATACCATCTAAATCTTCTTTTGTTTCATGTACAACTTTTTGTAATGAATCTCTTAACTTTGTATCTTTAATATCTTCAAAAAATTCTGGTGGATATACATTTGCAAGAACAACTTGTTTTAAAGGTTGCCAATG